GGGTATACAAGAGGGAAGAGGTTCCTTCTTTTCTGAGATACCTGCTCTCGCGGTAAGATATTCCTACACGCAGAGAAACAACTTTCTGCGTGTAGTTTTTATATAAACAACACTTAACTGTTTACTAATTACAAAATTACAGGAGGAAATCATTATGTTGAATCTGCTTATTAAGAAGTTCTGGATTGTGGTTGTTATGTTTGTGATGAGCATCGTGCTCACAATCGGTATCTATGAAGCTGGACGCTCTGCAGGTCAGCAGGACGTCCTTTTTAATTCCGAAATGTGGGTGGAGGATAACTCCATCCTCATCGACTTTGAAGGCGAGGTGTACGAACATCTCGTCGACTAAGAGTCTGGAGTAGGGAGACCTACTCCGATTCTCATGAGTCTATGTGCTTTTGTACATGGGCTCATAAGAGTCGGAGGAAGAAACTAAAACTTTTTTCTAAAAAAAGTGGCGGTTTCTGCCTTTAAAAAGTGTATAGGGTGAAGACCTTTATACACTGACTCTGGTTACTTGAGGCAAACAAAAACACCAGAGTTAGAGGGACTCTGGTGTGTCAACCTGCCTCACGAGCCAACTACGAGAATACCGTAGCTCCCACTCGTTAACTGGGATAAGTGCTGGGATCGTAACCCAGGCAACAGGTGCTCAATCTGTTGTTACATGTTTACCGCCCAACCAACTAAACACAAAATCTAAGGAGGAAACAAAAATGTTTAAGAAGCTCACTTACCGTTCGTATCTCCTCAACTCCATCATCTGCATCGCTTCTGTGCTTGCTGATATCGAGTTCATCAACTCCGTCTCTTATGACGACGAGCTCGGCATTCAGGAGGCCAACATGCGCCTGGGTACTGTCAACACTGTCCTGAAGAAGATCCTCGATTCCGGGGATCCTCTGAGTGTGGATAAGGATTCCGCTACTATCACTAACCAGAGGCAGAGCCTCTTGAGCGATATCTGCGGGATTCTGTACAACGTGAAGAAGGTTACGCCCAGCATTGTAACCGTTGAACACAATGCTGTCAACCTCATCCGTAACAACTCTGTAAACGAGAAGGAAAAGGATCGCTTCGCGAAGATTCTGGACCTCATCCTTGTTCACAACGGGATCCAGTTTGATGGAAAGCATTATGTGATGCTCTCGTCCAACAACTCCCAGCTCAAGGTTGGCAAAGCTGTCTTTGTTCTCGACTCTGTGGCGGAACGCATTCAGGACGCTCTCAACATCGCTTCTCTTGAGGAAGTCAACGCTGCTGGTGGAGACAACGGCAGCGAATATCTTAAGCGGATTGCTGTTAAAGCTACTCCGTCTGCTGTTTTGTTCGACGACGAGGACAACCCCGTCACCGTTGAAGACATCATTATGATGGATGATGTCGAGGTTAACAGGGTGTTCAACTCTGTTTTCGAAATTGACCCCGTTACCGGAAACAGGAACTATTACAAGCATGGTAATATGAAGGTTACCTTGTTCGACGGTCAGTTCCTCGTATTCAAATCATGGATGCCATCTGGTCAGTACAGAGGGTATGATCTGAAGGGATTTGGTGTTCAGGCTACAAAGATTCTGGAAACTCTTGTTGCCAACGGCGACATTGATCCCGAAGCCGCATTCGCAGATATTGATGGAAAAGTGTGGCAGGTAAAGGATTTGTTCGGTAAGATCCTTGCCACGAAATCCATTTGGAAGGGTAACAAGCTCGGACTCACCTGGTCCGAAACCGTTGCTCGCTTGATGAAGCTGTCGGATAAGTATCCGACTATCGCTTCTCTGCGCATTGTCCGTAGTGCTGCTTCCGAACTTGATATTGAAGGTGAGGATCAGGTTGACGATCTGATCAACGAGGTTGCTGAGCCTGAGGTTCGTTACATGAGCCGTCAGGCAAACCAGCAGATGTTGTACGCTACCGATTCTGAAATCCAGAATTGGATTAATGGATCTGTTCGGCATATCAACAAGAATATGGATGCATTGAAGTTCAGTAAGAACTTCGCTGGAGAAAACGAGGTTCTGAATAATGTTATCGATCTCTATCCTGAGATCATGGCAGCAGATCAGATCATGTACGATGCTCACGCTAAGTACATCTCTGCTATGCAGAATGCTGCCCGTGGACGCATCCGTGTTCACGGGGTATACCCGTATATTTGCATGGATCCTGTGGCTATGATCAGGATTCTGGTTGGCGGTTCTGACCCGGAGACAGAGAAAGGTATTCTCCCGGCCTACAACGTCTTCGTTTCTAATTTCGACAACGGTGTCGAATTGTTTACTGTGCGCTATCCTGCCAACCATATCGTTGGCAAGGTTGTCCGTAACATGAGACTTGACATTTTCTCGGAAATCGGCGACGTGGCCGTACTGTCCGTGAATGACGATCTGATCATCCGTATGGACGGTGACTTTGATGGAGATGAAGCACTGTTTACTGACGACAAGTTCGTCATCGAGCAGTGCAAGCGCGTTTACGCTAATCTGAATGTGCCGCTGATCACCTTTGCTCACGACAAGGCCAGCCGCTTTGAAGTAGAAGCTGATCGTAAGAATCTCATGAACTCCGTTGCTGCATCGCTGTACAACGGCCAGAAGTTCAATCTGGTCGGAATCTACAGCAACTTGGCCTGCAAGATTCTGGCCAAGCTCAATCCGAATAGCGACCGTAACGCTATTCGTGTTGCTCTTCAGGAATGTGCTTATGCTCATGTTGGCACGATCCTGGTGATCGATGCCGTAAAGACCGGCAAGATCCCAGAGGGCCTGTCCAACATCCTGAACAGTATGAACAAAAACAATAAACGGATGCCTTGGAACCAGCGCTTCACTGGCGGCATCCATAAGGTTTGGGACGACCCGAGATGGGACACCCAGAAGGAAGGCCGTTCTGTAGCTGACCGCATTGCACGTGCGGTACTGAACGGTACGAACAATGGCGAATTCAACTACGATAAGCATGGAATGGACTTTGACGTCCGCATGCTTATGAACGCCGAGTTTGGCTCCAATACCTTCAGCGGTGTGGTTGACAATGAGGTTCTGAAGAGCATCAAGTATGACAAGCAGGACAGCGCTGTTGCTAAGGCCATCAAGGCTGGCGAGAAGGTTAAGCCCCAGGAACTGATGCTGTTCCTGTTCAAGAACGCTGCTGCCCTGGAACGGAGTCTCTCCGAAAATCCTGACAGCGAGGATATCCGTCTCGAGTACTACAAGACTGTAAAGCAGATTCTGATGGACCTCGACGACCGTCAGAATGTTTGGCAGTTGGCGAACAGCTTCATCGCCAACGCGTTCGAGGTTAAGCGCCTCGACGACGGCACCGTGAAGAAGCTGAAGTCCAACAAGGTCTGCACCCGCGAGGATGCGACCGAACTGGAAATTCACGCTGAGAAGGGCCGCTATGTGCGGTTCATTCTCAACGTATTCGCCGACGAAGTTTTGGCGAATATTCGTCGGAATATGTTGAACTTCTAATGTAACTGAGTCCTGAGCATGACTGTAAACTGCTCCCATACGACAGAGCCCTCTAGTGATAGAAGGCTCTTTTGTGTGGAAACACATAAATAAAAAAACTAGGAGGAACCAGTTATGATCAGTATGTTTATCCTTGCATTACTTAACAACAAACTCGCTCTTTTTAAGTTTAATGATCGCGATGAGGCCAACAGTAAGTTCGTTGAATTAAATAAGAACCGCGTTCCAATGTTCACTATAAAAGCCGATGTGATGAAAGCATGGAATTATGACAGGTTTGCGCTAATTAAATTCGGAATTGCTGTAATTGAAAGTGGTGAAGACATCGACGCTGTTGAAGACGCGTATGGCAGAGCCGTAAATGATATTATTGTCGATTTGGCTCTAACAATAGATGATAGGCTTGGAGGACGTTTCATCACAACCTGCAGCGATAATGAATTCACGTATGATATTTTTGAACGGTTTATTGATGGCAATACTTATCGGGTTCTTTATAAGACTTCTAAGAAAAGCGATAAATGCGATATGTGTTTTTGCACAAAGAATGGGGTTCTTCTAACTATTGTGCACAATGTTGTTTTCCCATAAAGCGAGAGGTTGTGTACAGGAGACTGGCTTAGGCTAGCCTCCTGAATACAGCCCCTGTTTAACGACAGGGTAGCTGCCGGGGTAACCTGTGGTTTTGGGTAGCTTGCATATCTGCTCGCTTCGCTCGTTCTCTTCGTTCTCTCACTCCGCTCGCGTTCCACTCACTGGCGTTCGCGGTAGATTACGAGAGTGTCGGGCACCTCCGGCTCCCCGCAGCGGATCGTCCGTCCCGGGTAGTCTCCGGCTTCCTGGCTCGGCCCGTGTAGCGCCGCTCTGGTCGCGCCCATTCGGGTAGCTTCCAGATGTGAGTGGTACGCTCCAGACTTGGGTAGCTTCAGGCTCAGGCTCCTGCTGTCGTAACAGCGACAGTGCCTGGTCCGTGCTTCCTTGTTTGGATTAGCGTCGCTCCACTGGCGTTACGCTCCGCTTAGATTATGAAGAAGTTTAGGCTTCTCCATATCTGAGTTGAGCCATGTGACGTTTAGCGTCGCTGGCGCTCCGCTTAGCTTTTGGAGCTAAGCAGAGTAGCCGTAGGCTACTAGCTTAGATTATGAAGAAGATTCAGCTTTCTTCCTAGTCTGAGTAGTGTAGTGACTTAGCGTCGCTGCGCTCCGCTCAGATTACGAAGAGGGTTGAGTCCATCCTCCATCCGGGTGGTGGATGAGCCAATCTTCGAGCGACTGGGGTCTGTGTGTAACGGTGCAGTCCCGTATCGCCAACGGGATAAGTTATGCGCGGCAAAACTCCAGGTTATACGCATTACACATAACGTCTTCTTATGCAAGGGTGGCAACCTTAACGCATCTCGGGCTTGCATGGAGATGCGGCTTCAGTAAATGAACTGCCCATATGACTGCCTCCGCGAAGATGCATATGGGACTTAACGCGCCACACCCGCGTTAAGCTAGAGAACAAGCCGAGGACAAGCTGAGGTATGTGACTCAGCGCTGGTGTAGTAACGTTCGGATCGTATGGCCCTGGTACACCTACGATGCTCGTATAGGCGGTACTCCGTAGGTTCGTATGCTCAATGCATAGCGGCAGAACCGTATACGTTAAGTACGGCGGCAGGTCCTTGCCGAAAGTAAGCATGGACACTAGGCAACCGAGAGGTGTTGCAAAACCTGCGGAGTGCGCACGAAGCAGGATGTTCAGTTCTAGCTAAGCTGAGCACACAGACTGGACCAGCTACCCAGTCTGGGTAAAGCTACAGACCCGTAGTGCAAGTCGGGTCGGCTTAAATCAAAGGAGGATGCTTATGAAAGTGAATATCAATGACGCTCTGGTTATCGCAGAGCAGGATACTCTGCCAGCGCCTGGTGATCGTGTAATTACAGCCGAGTGGACCGGAGACTATCCGTGTCTCTGCTCCGGTGAGTGGATCATCACCATTGGCGGCGAGCAGGTCGATCTCCCCGACGAAGTTCGTACCTCGCCTATGGGAACTAAGGGGACCTACAACACCTGGACCTTCGGTGAAGACTGGGAGGAAGTGTGGTCTCAGTATGAAGACGGGCTCGACTTCGAGCCTTGGCTTCAGGAGAACTCCTGGGTCTCTCGCCTGAACCTCTCTCCCGAAGAGGAACGGGATCTTTATGACGCTATCTCCGAAGAGGACTGGCGTCACAATTCCTGCGGAGGGTGCATCTGATATCCTTATGAAAGGATTCCGATGCGCTCCGCTACGCTGCGCTTATCGTAGATTTTGAAGAAAGGTGAGTGATTCCATTGCACTACCAGAAGAGCCTCCTCAACAGCGGCTCTGAAGGCTGAAGGGAGTAACACATGATGATCAGACTGGATCGGAGTGGTAAACCGTGAAGGGTCCTGTCGGATTGTGCCCGTGAGGACGACCCGTGACTTCCAGCTTCAAGGTGTAACGGGCAACGTGAAAACTATAAGCTGGCGGCTAGCCCGGATAGGCTTAAAGGAGCCGTGAATCCTCCATCTCTTATTACCATAAAACCGTGCAGGCTATACCCGCCGTGACCTGCAGGGTGAAGGAAGGTGGGCAATGGATTCCTGTGAACGTTCATACACTGGGCCTGCCTGATTACTCAGACCCAGTAATGAGCGCTTACGCTCAATCGTTATTACAACTAAATACATGAGGAGGAACACATATGACAGTATCTTACATGCCCCAGGTTCATCAGCCCAGGATCTCTGGGTATGGCTGGTTCGCACGGATCAGCCGTAGACTTATGAGCTTCGCGACAGACAAGGAAGCTCTTGAAGCTCTCGAAAATACTGAGAGTTTATACACAAAATATGGACTCACACCAGAGGATGACTATTTGCTTGAGAGGTGAGCCGGAGACTGAAATCGTGTAAAAAACTCCAGTAAATTATCTACTCAGCCACATAAAGGAGGAATAGCTGTGGCAATCAAAATGTCTTCTCGTCAGGTGATTGATACCTTTCCTTTCACGATCCAAATCGGATATTGCGATCTCTACTATCCACTCGTGTACCAGCGGAAGGTTGGATACACCTGCGGGGTATATGGCTGGAATAGCGACATCTATTTCTGTGGCGATGTTGCTATCTCGACTGGATATAGGCCCTTCGGGAAAAGGGTCAGCTATGACTTGATTCGTAGATATAACGAGGAAGCTCGTAAGATCTACGAAGACCGTAATATTGAATTCACCAAGAAGGTTGAAAGACTGAACGCAATCCTTAAAGACTTTCTTGGTGACGCTAAGAAGGAACTATTGAACGAGTAAAGGAGGCTCGTTATGACTACTATGGACCGTATTGAACATGCAAAGATCGGTGACCACTATGTGATCATCGACTGGTGTATGTACACAGCTCCCGGTTACTGGGGCGTTGATGAATCAAACGATCCCTGGTTCGGAAAGGCGTTCGCGGACAGGGAGCAGGCCGAGATGGTGATAGCCGACATGCAGGACAAAGGCTATCTCCCCGGACTGATCGCTCCTTCTTCTCAGGAACTCTGGGACAATGTTCAGACAATACTCGCTGCAAATGAAGACGCAGTGATTGAGTACGAGAGACTTGGATAACTAAGTCTCTCTTTTTAAATGGGTAGCTTCCATATTTGGGTAGCTTCCATATTTGGGTAGCTTCCAGAAAAAAAGTGGGGGGGTCCCTTGTATATCTATAAGACACCCCCCCCCAAGTGGAACGCTACTCGAAGGGTAGCTTGGATATCTGCGCTCGTTACACTCGCTATCTTAACACTAGAGTGAATAGCGACTTCTCTATGTTTGGATTCGCGTCGCTAAGTCGCTCCGCGCAGATTATGAAGAGTCAGGATTGGCTCAACTATGAAAGGAGAATAAACATGAGTAACTGGAACAGGAATGATTCGTCTTGGGTAAACGGCAGTGGCTATTTCGACCGTACGATGGGTGCGGCCCTCGCAAAGATTGGCCGTGAGGACTACGCCAAGAATCATCAGCAGGAAGCGAAGCCTGAACCGAAGCATGAACGCAAACCGATGCCTTCTGGCATTGTATTCAAGCGTGCCTGGGTTCGCGCTTAATTGAGAGGTTTTAAACTCGGGACTGACTTATCGTCAGCCCTGAGATTAAAGCCCCTCGACTTACTCCTTGAGGCCCCTTGAGCAAGGGCCAGCAAAGCAAGAGTAAGCAAGGCTTGTCGGACCGCAAGGTTCGGCCATGTGGAATCCTCCTTAGATATAGAGAGCCCCCTTAGGCAAGGGGCTCTCACTTTCTTTGGATTCGCATCGCTATCGCTCTGCGCAGATTATGAAGAATAGCTTCCTATATAAAAACGAAAATGAAAGGAGGACTGCTGTGGCTATTCTTGATTTTCACAACGAGAACCACTTCTTATCCAACTTTTTCGAGTGCACCGTCAATTACAACGGACTGGTGTTCTCGAGCGCTGAGTCTGCGTTTCAGGCTCAGAAATCAGAAAGCCCATACATCCAAACAATGATGTCAGTCTTCAGTCCTCTTGAGTCCAGAAGGTACGGCAGGAAAGTGAAACTTCGCCGTGACTGGGAGGACGTGAAAGAACGATTTATGTCCGAGATCGTATATGCGAAGTTTATCCAGCATCCAGATCTCGCTGACAAACTACTCGCGACAGGTGAACAGGAACTCATAGAGGGAAACCTCTTTGGTGACACATTCTGGGGCGTCGACAAAAGAAATGGTCGAGGACAGAACAAACTCGGAAAAATCCTGATGAATGTCAGGAACGATATTAAACAATTACGTAAAAACGAAAGGAGAAACAAAATGACTACTATGAATCGGAAACTCGACAAGACCCCTGCGAATATTATCTTGAAGGTTGAGGGAAGCGCGAACACTCAGAACAAGAACGGAGCCTATATCTCCAAACTGGTACTCGGTGAGCACGAGAAGGAATTCATTGGCTCTGCTTCTGAAACTACGAACAACCGTATGGCCCTGGATGGGATTATTTCCGCTCTGGAAGCCCTAAATGACCGGGCTAAGGGTGCGACGATCGAGATCCACTCCAGCTGCACTTACATCTATGACTGCGCTACGAGAGGCACTATCGGGACTTACCTCAAGAACAACTGGACTACTCCTTCTGGAGTAGAGGCTAAGAACCGTGATCTCTGGGAGAAACTCCTCGAGGTCAAGAAGGCTAAGGGTGTGAAGGTTAAGTTCTCTCTGGATGAGAACAAGGACCTGAAGAAGAAGGCCAGAGAAATGGTTCGTACTTTGAGCCCTGTAGTGGCTGAAATCTAATACTATCGATATATAGCGGGGTGGCTACGGCTGGCCACCCCGCTTATAAAAAACTATTTAAAAATTTTGAGGAGGAACGAATTATGATCAGGAACAACATGAAGGTGGACATCAGGACCAAAATGCTCGAAGAAGGAATGAACACTATCGACCTCGCAAAAGAGATGAAGGTCAGCGGCAACTGCACCAGCCACCTCTCCCGTGGAATGGGTGTCGTGAATAAGAACTTTGTCCGTATGATGGAAATCCTCGGTTATGATATCAATATCAGCTACGAGAAGATTCGTCCTTAATCAGAGATAACTGTACCCTGTTCCAGTAGTATATATGGAGAAGGGTACAGTTATCTTTTTTATTTTTGGTATAATACCTGTGACTGGAGTGATTGATTTGCCTGTATATAGAAGACCGAAGATGATTGTTCATGTTGAACAAACTAGTTCTGATCCTAAAACAGATAAGGATATTATCGAGACGTTCAGCAGGAACATGAAGCTGACGAAGAATGAAACAAAATTGCTGGTTGCTTATTCGCAGTTTAAACCCTGGTTCAGGCCAGCAACTAAGTTAGTATGTCAGGTATCTGGACTCCAGTCTGACACCGTGAAATACCTGAGAAACAAACTCCATGAGCTAAATATAATCTATGTTGACTCTGACCATATTTATCTGAGATGGGGTGATTATCGATCTATCTGCTTGGCTGATCCATTCATGATGCAGGACGGGCTGAAAGGGAGACTTAAGCTCGAACCGTTTATTAACCCAATTCGTTTTGAGAATCTGACAGACGAGGAGGTTTGTGAATACTTCTATAATGAAGAAAAGCTGCACGGCACTCTGGCTAACATCGGCGATAAAGCAGCTGACGAACTCTGTAAACAACTCGTGAATTATAAGAATAAGATGATGAAGGAGAGTTGGGAAGAAGTTTACTTTCGTACGACTGGAATGAAGCCGTATTATGACGATGAAGAAGAACCTGAAGAGTGGAAATACCTGGAAGATCCGTTTAAAGATATTCCTTCAGAGGACATAGAAGGAGATGACCTGCCTTTCTAAAACATGTCGAATCTGGTCAAAAATGGCTTAATTTCAATTTTCAAAACTACCCTATAACATGTATGTAAAAATTTTTTGCAAACTGCGTCGATACAAGTCTAACGTTCGCTCGCTACGCTCGCTCACGCCGCATCTCTGAAAGAGGGGGACGACCGCTCACTCAGCCGTTCGCGGTAGGCTGTGAAGAGCGGACGTTAGACGTCCACGAGGCCCGAGCGAAGCGAGGGCATACAAAGCAGACCGACGAACAAAGAAGCTCGTGGAGCTACGCGGGACGAAGCGGCGAGTCCGACTCCGTGAGGAGTCGAGAGCCGCTGAGGTCCGCGAGCGGAAGCGAGCGGTAAAGGAACTCATCCTGTTCCGCTACAGAACTCGCGACCAGCGGGAGCGGAGGAACTCAGACTCCTCGCGTCGCTCGTCGGGCTGCGCCCTCTTTGGCTGAAGGGAAGAATAGAACTACTTTCCTTCATAAGCTACCGCGAGCAGTAGCGAGCGGACCTCTCGCTGGAGCTCGAGGAAGATTGTGGAAACAATTGTGGAAAACATGTGGATAACTTGTGGATAAGTGGGAATCAAGGGAAAAAAAGAGTGGTTTTCGGAGAAAAAGTGGGAAACAGTTCTCTTGTATTTCCCTCCATCCTCCTGTCATGGTTAATTCACTTTCTCTCTCTACCTCGGGGAGGGGCTCCCCATGGCCCCTCCCCGGGTGTATAGGTTGTAAAAAAGATAAACACAGGTCGGTGCTCCAGATCGAAGTTGAGTAGAAACTCATATACGTATATATTATATATATAAAGCCGAAAGACTTCGTTCGTTTCTGTAGTGTTAATAGTAATTATTAATATAACCCTCTGAGCTTTTCTGTCGAAACAGAAAGCTCTTTTAGTTTACATGTAAATAATACTCGAAAGGAGCTTAATAGCCGAAATGGCCGAATTAGCCGAAATTGCCGAAAGAAATTGGTTCGTTATTCAGAAAGATCTCGATCTTTCGAAAGTCCCGGTTGAAACCGATAAACTGACTCTCGATATGGTTCGAGTCTCTGGCGAACTCGACTTCTCGAACTATCCGAATCTCAGCGAAATTCGGATTAAACACTGTCGGTTCGACTCTGTTAAGGTTATCGGACTGAACAGTACGAGCCTCGATATCGATTATTCCTACTTCTACGACCTGAAACTCGAAAACTGTAAGTTCCTCTCGATCTTCGCTTCGAGTTCGGATTTCGTGCTCTGTGACCTGTCTAGCGATAGCTCTGTCAGACTGGTTAAAGGTTATAACCTTGATTTCCTGCACGTCAGTGTGGCAGGTAAGGTTTATAAACGCGACTACGTCACTTCGTTACAGATTAAGCCAACGAGCTGGATAGGGTACAAGACTGTTAACGAGTTCGGTGAAGATTATATCGTTACGTTCAGGATTCCTGAAGACAGCAGTGCTCAGAAACTGAACAGTAACCTCTATCTCTGTGACTTCGCCGAAGTCCTGAGTATAGAGAAACAGGATCCTGATTCTCTCCAGACTGAGTACCTTACCGATGTCTGTGAGACTGGTTTCGCTGGAAACCCCGATACTGAGTATAAAGTCGGAAAGACTTACTCGGGTGAGAGGCTCAGGCTAACGAAAACTAGGTAAATACTGAATGACAGTAACACTAATAACACTAAGGCCGAGGGGTAGCGTGTAGGCGTTAGTGAATACTGGCAATACGGATACTCTCTATACTTCGATTAGCGTCGCTTCAGCTGACGCAGTCGCTCCGCTTAGCCTATGAAGGATAAGCAGAGTAGCCGAAGGCTACTAGCTTAGACTGTGAAGGCTAAAAAGCCGATTCGCGTACTACGGATGTTCGAGTGCAGACTCACTCCTACTAACGTAGTCGTTCGTCTTAGATTATGGAGAGTCAGATGGCTCTTCTTAATAAAATTTTATTACTAAATTATTATTGAAAAAGAAAGGTGGAAACTACACATGTTCAAGACCGAAATTATTGGTAATCTCACTAAGGATCCTCAGACCCGTGAATTCACTGCTCCTAATGGTGACAAGCGCACCGTGTGCAACTTTGATGTTGCTGTGGACACTGGCTATGGCGACAACAAGAAGACCAATTTCGTCCGTATCAGCGTCTGGGGTAAGTCTGGTGAAGCCTGCGCGAAGTACCTGGCTAAGGGCAAGAAGATCTACGCGAAGGGTATCGTGACCGCGAACGCATACGTGAATAAGGATGGCCAGCCTGCCGGACAGCTCCAGCTGAATGCTGATGAGATCGAGTTCCTGAGCCCTGCTGGCGGTAACGGTGGCGCTGCGGCTCCTGCTCCTCAGGCGAACTACTCCCAGGCTGGATTCACCGAAGAACCCTCTACTGACGACCTGCCCTTTTAAGGGAAATCCCGGGACGTACACCAGAAGTACGTCCCGGGTTACTTTTCTGAATTTAATTAAGAAAGGAGTAAGATTATGCCGGAAGATAACCTTATCGAATCTATGTATATGGATTCGGACTGCGAGCTTGGCGAAGACGAGTATGCCTGGTTTCGCGAGTACGAAGAGTGGGAGAATCAGAACCTGAAGTTCGATGTCGACGATTTCGCTAATGAGTATTTCGGAGGTGAAATCCCGGCATAATATATTCCTTCCTTCAACCCGACGAGCCGATAGGCGAGTCAGCCATTTAGCCGTGAGCGCGAGCAACGCTAACGCGAAGCGTTCTGTTGCGAAGCAACGAGCGATATATGTTTACTAACTGTGATTAAAGAAAGGTGGTTTCCAAATGATTAAGGTTAACGTACGTACCGACAAAGGCAATTCCGTTCCCTCTCAGCTGACCAACGAGAACCGGAAGATCGAAGACTTCCTCGCTTCTGTTGGTGTTCCTGTGACCTCTGCGACTCAGATCTATGCGAACGGCCAGATCTGTGACGCAGACACTCTTCTGGCTGATATTGATGCCGAAGAGGTAACCCTGATGCTGTGCGAGAAGATGCAGCTGGGTGCGAAGATGCATGTCGCTGGCCACGCTCTGGCTCTGACTTCTGAGTACCTCGACATCATTAAGGATGCGGCTGCTCATAAGCCCGAAGCCCTGATTGTCCGCGATCCTGAGACGAAGGAACCTGTGTTTAAGGTTGAAGTTGCCGAAGGCGACGAGTACGGTGATATCGGGAAGTACGGTGTCACGTTCTCGAATAAGGCCGACAGCTACGGTAACGCCGTGGCTACAACTGTCCTGAATCTGGATATGTTCGACGATCCCTATGTTCAGGATATCCGTGAGAAGCTTGTCCAGGAGTATGGTCCTGTCCTCGCGAACCTGCAGAAGGTTGAGGAGCAGATCGAGAAGGCTCGTGGCGAACTCGAGGCTCAGGTTCAGGCTACCGAAGGTATGATCGTGATCGCGCATTAAAGCCAGCACTATCTCCGGGTCCGCGCTAAGACGGACCCGGAGAGATTTAATTTATTAAACGCAGAGGAGAGGTGAGAACTTGAATTACAGTAATAAATGGTCTACTCAGATCGTGAAATCCCTGACGAGTCAGGCAGTTAGAATTATGCACTCAGCTTTCGACGTAGACGGACCTGAAGGATTAACGATAGATAATTCGCTCGCTTCTTGTCTGCGCTTAATCTCAACTATGATGCCGGGTGCGAACATAAAGCTTTACTTCCAGTTTTCCGACAAGTTCTCGGAGTTCGAAGATGTTCTCGGTTCTTCGAGTAAATACGGAGCAGTCGTTGTGAATCTTGCTACTAAACCAGATAGTCTCAACGACTTTATTAAGGAAGTGAACTCGCATCATTATAAAGGCGAAGCTCAGCTCTGTTCATTCTTTAAATCGAAAGGAATCCAGAACCCGTATGTGTGCTCGAATAATAGTACTGTCCATTTCTTCTTTCAGCAGTTCACTGAGAAGGAGCTTTGGGCTCTGATCTCAACGATACCAGTCTGGCTGAAGAAGAATGCATACGGCTATCCTTGCGGATTCAAAGGTGAAGAGAAACTCCTTGAATTCTTCGGGATGTTTGACAAGGGCCAGATAGCCGAAGCCTACGAGTTCCTGAACACGACTTCGTTCTATGACGAGTTCATCGAGAAGAAGCTGTACGGGAAACTGAAGTCGATCCGTCAGCTGAATATCACGAAAGAGATCGAACACTTTGCCGGGATCGAGCGGCAGAGTAAGGAACAGCTGCAGGTATACGAGCGGAAGATCCTCGAAGCGAAGGCAAATCTTTCGAATGCGAAGTTTACGCTTCTCGGTCTGAATCTGGCTATGGACAATCTCGAGAAGGAAGTTGATAAACTGAAGACCGAGCTGAACAATTTGCTCGCGAAGAATCCTACGCTCTCAGTTCTTGAACTTACGTCCGACACTATGACCTTTACCTATACGACTACGTACAGGAACTGGGATCAGAAACTGATTGAGGCGATGATCGATAACCCGAGATCAATCTGTTATCAGGATATTCCGATTACTGCGGCTTTCAGCATTATCGGCGAGAACAACCACGAGACTGCGAAGGAAGTCCTGAAAGCGATCTTCGTAGATCAGGTCCTGAAGATCAGAACTGCATGTGGCTTCTACTTCAGGATGAGTTCGACGAACCCTGCGGTTAAGCGTCTGGATGCCGATATCACAACCTCAGTGATCGGTGACAGTGCGATGAAGAATATGATCCTGAATCCGAATATCATGAGCTATGACTGCTTCGGAAGCTACAGTCTTCCGATTAGGACAGCCCTGCAGGATTCGGACATTATCCGCGCTATCGCAGTAGCTATGACTGCCGCAGCCTCGATTACTGTTGACGAAGGACCGACTGCCGGACAGATCTACCGTGTGATCTGGGATAACAAACCGATTATGGAGACTCTTAACGGCGATATCGTGAATCTTGAACAGGCAATAGAGTATTTGAAGAGGGAGGGATACTATGTACCTTGATCTGGAATCTGTACCTGACTATGCCGAGAGTGAAGATCCGTTCACTCTTATTATACCCAGCTCCGTTGAGGACAAGATCTTCACGGCTACGAACTATGTCGAGAGTGAGATTGCCTGGTTTGGAGTCGTGAAAGAACTCCGGCCTCTTGAATTCTACCTCGAAGATATTCTGATCTTCCCTCAGACAGTGACTGGTGTAACCGTCGAGACTGACGAGGCTGAATTCGCTAAGTGGATGGCTAACCTCAGCGACGACGAGTACAGTAAGCTGAAGTTCCACTGCCACTCTCACGTGAAGATGTCTACAACTCCCAGTGCGACTGATCAGAAATACTATAAGTCGCAGATCAAGAACATGGACAAGGACGACTACAAGATCTTTATGATCGTGAACCAGTGGCTCGAATACAACGCAGTTCTGGTAGATAAGAAGAACAAGATTTACTACCCTGACTGCAAGTATGAGATCCACATCGGATCTGACTCCACGATTGGCCAGATCTATAAGTACGTGAAAGAAGTTCCAGCAGAAAAGGAAAAGGAGAAATTGAATGAACCTGCTTAAGAGCTATAAGTTCTTCGATCCTACAGGCTTCAGTGATCGGATCCACATCATCGGGTGTGGGTCCGTAGGGTCTACTATCGCAGAGCTTCTTGCCAGATATGGTTTTACGCAGTTTGTACTGTATGACTTTGATACTGTCAGCAGTCACAATATCGTGAACCAGATGTTCTTCAACGATCAGATCGAAACTCCGAAGGTAGATGCTGTCGAGGCAGTTCTGAAAGCGATTAACCCGGATGTCCGTGTCCTGAAGATGCGGAAGGGCTGGACTGGCCAGAATCTCAGCGGATACGTCTTCCTGTGTCTCGATAATATCGAACTTAGGAAAGAGATCTGTGAGGCTAACCTCTATAACGAGAATATTACTGGAGTTTTTGACGTCAGAACTGGCCTCACGAACGCTCAGGCATATTTCTCTACGTGGGATACCGAAGAGGCCAAATCGTGGCTGATTTCTACAATGAATTTCAGTAAAGAGGAAGCGAATCAATCGACTCCTCTGTCCGGCTGTAACGTCGCACAGTCAGTAGCCGCCACTCTCAGGCTGATCTGTTCCCTTCAGGTAGCGAACTTCGTTAACTACCTGAGGAAAGAAGGTTCTGTCTTCCAGCTTGCGACTATTGATACTGATTCCTTCAGCCTGAATACGATCCCGTTAAAAAACTGAAGCGAGATCAGTGTGACGAAGATGAATGGAGATTCTTATCCAATTCAGATGTCTTTGATATTCCGCTGAATCCAACATATACAGGCATTGATGGCTGGGTTGGTTTGCGGAATGATTTGGATGGTTTGCCGCTTGAAGTTGAAGCCGAAGAGGTCCCAGATGAAACAGAACCAGGATGGCATACATTCTGATCGGAGGTGAACAGGAATAAAAGTTTATGTTGTGATGGCTGGTGAATACTCAGAACGCCATATTGAAGGAATCTTTGACAGCGAGGAAAAGGCTAATAAGTACGTAAAAGCGTTCAAGTTAATATCGATATATAACAATGCGAGGATAAAAGCCTATGAGTTGAACAGTAGAAACGAAGACGAATCTTTGTATGACTGGGTTCGTTGTACGTACAACGTGGATAACAATACTGTGACCACAGAAGGTGAATTTTACGAAGAAGAGGAATGTGTCTACGGATTAAGCAACAATAAATACTTTGAATTCTCAGTCAGGTTTGATGAGCAACTGGCCGACGAGTCAGTTCTGCTGAAGATTGCACAGGATCGCTGGGCAAGGTACAAGTACGAACATTCTGACAAGGAGGAGACTAATGTGTGACTATATTATTGACTATGATGGGAACACATACAGGAGACTTACTGACTGGATTCAGCTGAAGGATGGAAAGTTTGAGCTGAACAACAAGACCTACAGCCTCGAAGATGACTTCGATAACCTCAACTATCCGATCTTCTACGACGATGATGAAGGTAAATTATGTTTCCTGTCAGCAGTCGAAAAGGATGAGTGGGTACATCCGTTCCTGTTGGAACTGTCTGAATGCGTCGACTGGATTCGTGTCTACAGTTGACGCGACTATACTATGAAAGGAAGGTGTTCTGAAATGTATATTGTGATGAGAGCACATACGAAACATAACCCTGTATCTTATGAGAACCTGATCGCTGGTAAGTGCGGAACAGTTAAGTGGAAGAACACCAAGAACTTCACGGTAACGAAGAAGGTTCCGACGAATTCAGTCAACTGCAACAAGAAGCTAATCGACAAAGGTGTATTGGCTCTTAGACAGATCACGAAACAGTTCGAGAGTGAAGGTCTCTGTCCTGATTCGATGTATAAACATTACCAGATTCCGAAGAAGACTGGCGGTATGCGGAACATCGACGAGCCGAATGATGAACTGAAGGGTTGGCAGAATGAAATCGTGCGAATCCTGAAGGAATACTTTGGTGTGATGCACCACACAAATGCGTACGGTTACGTAGAGAAGAGGTGTTGTATTGACGTAGCAGAGAAACACAGACTGGCTGGATCCAACTGGTTCCTGAAGATCGACATTTCAGACTTCTTCGGGAGCACTACTCTGGACCACCTGGTTAAACAGATGGGCCAGGTCTATCCGTTCGCTAACCTGATAGACTCGTGGCATTGGTATTATGAAGAGATATTCAGGAAAGCTTTGAAAATCTGCTTCCTGAATGGAGGACTGCCGCAGGGTAGTCCTGCTTCACCGCTCCTCACAAATCTGCTTATGATCCCTTTTGACTACGAGATCACGAAGAAACTGACAGCCAAAGGACTCATCTATACCAGATACTCTGATGATATGCAGATCTCTGGCAGACAGGAGTTCGACTGGCAGGAAGTTGTGAATATCGTACGTGAAACATTCAAGGAACTCGGTGCGCCTTATGTTATCAAAGATAAGAAGACGCATTACGGGAACATCAATGGCCGAAACTGGATGCTCGGTGTGAAGATCAACAAAGACAGAAACATTACTGTCGGCTGGGAAAATCACAAGACATTCAAGGCCAAGATGTATCGCTTTATCATGGACTATGATCGCCTCAGCTATGAGGAAAGAGCGAAGTTCATCGGTCTAGCGAACTATTACAAGGCTGTTGAGCCGGACTTCGTAAAGAAAACGTTTGAGCACTACAGGTATAACAAAGAAGAAACCCGTCTGATCCTGATTAACAATGCTCAGCCTTTCAATACTCTGTACAAAGTTGTCTGGTAAAACAATAGTTCTCTAAGTGTTATGTATATCCGCGTGAGAAACGGGGCTTCTGATGTTATTAGAAGTAAAGAATTAATCGAGTCTTACGACGTCGTCGCCGCGTAGGCGCCTTCAGATCGCAGGCCCGGAGGAACCGACGAGCAAAGCACGTCGGTACCTCCGAGGCCCGCGCTCCTAAGGCGCCACTCGGCGACGACGTCTATGACCGTTCGTCCTGGATCTACAGCTGCAGAACCTGAAACGCAGCATCTCTGCTGGTTTCAGGTTCTCGCAGCTGTAGATCCAGGACTCACTCTTCATTATTTGTATAATTCTTATAGATGCACTTAGATTGACGTAACTGTTAACTGCACGACCGAATAGGAAAGGAGAATCTATGTACGTTAATGTCTTCGATCTGATCCTCTTGTCTCTCGCAGTATTCGCTATCGTAATGTGCTCCTTTATTCTGGGCTATAAGGCAGCTCAGGAGTCCTTTGAACAGAAGGAGAAGGGAGCAAAAGCGGCTGTTGAGCAGTACCAGAAAGTGATGCATGACAATTACTATCTCAGTCAGTCTGAGAAGAGATGGAATTCCAACTACTCATCTGAGAATTCCAGCAACATATTCAGCCTGACTTCCTATCCTAAGGAAGAACAGGCATAATCTGAGACATTATCCATGTCGGGAGTGGTCGCGCTGCAGGCGATTGCTCCCGATATTTTTTATTTCCAATTAAGAAAGGGGATATCTGTATGGCGCACATCTACATCGTAAAGGTTTTCGACGGAGAAGCAATCGAGTACGAATATTCCAACCTGGCCCATGCGAAGGAACACTTCGCCGAAGAGAAGAGTCCGTGTGAACTGATCGATTATGTCTGGGATTCGGAGAAACAGAAGCGGAAGTATACGCTGCTGAAACGGAAGTAAAATTTCCCATTCAGCCGTACGAAAAGGAAAGGAGCTAGCTATGAGTTACAGAGAGTTTGAAACGTTGGACCACCACAAACTGTACAGGGTCAGCCGCTGGATCAAGATCCATTTCTCTGAAAAGGTTTCTGTCCGCAGCCCTCTCTGGGACTACGCCACAGATGAAAATGGTTACTGTCCCTACAGCGACCACTTCAACCCAGCTAATGGCTGTTATGTTGATTACTTTGTTTTCAACGGAAGAAAGTATGCGCTCAGTCAGTTCCTTCGCTTGTCTCAGCCATGGGGTTTCCCTGTGATCTTCAAAGATGAGCATGGAAAGATGGTCAGTCTTGCCGGGTATGACCTCGAGAATTACTACAGACCGATCATGATCGAGGTCGATGATGTCGGGGAATCGGTCAGAGTGTATGTCGAAGACTGAAACCCTTATACCACAACGTTTTACTCAGCTTGGGCAGATTTCGTTCGTCTTTTCTCAGCACAAAAACGTATCACTTTCGATAATGGACAGAATGAGAGAAGCGGATAACCGAACCTGTGAAAATTGAATACTGAAGAGGGAGGCTGAAGCTGAAGTAGATGGGAAAATTAAAACCTGATCTCAGTTATCTTGAGAACCAGATTAAACTCGTGTCACTTAACACATATGACCTGTTTACCGACGAAGAATTCGCGATGTATATGCGGATTATAGAGTTCGCGAAACAGATTTCGAAGCTGAATAAGAAGACAGATATGGAAGCACGGGTTCTTCTGATCGAACAGAAGCGTGAACTGATCAGAGAATTCAATGATCTGGTTAAGCAGCACGATGGTACCCCACGAACTGTCAGACTCAGCTTTATCCTTGACTCCAGGCTGTACGATGGGCCACTTCCACAGGGTGTAACATGGTGGACTCTGAAGTACAGCAGGAGAATAGCTGAGTTCTGCTCAGAAGAGTCTCAGAAGATGGGGCTGAACACGAACGATGTTACGTTCGACAAGATTATATTCAAATGGAAGTCACCTCAGATCCTCAGACAGATCGTTGTCGATGGATTTACGATGTCGATCCTGAACGAGGATGGTACGGTGACTACGAAAATGTACCACGTAGTGAATGCCTCAGCTGGCCAGCTCAGAACAGATAAAGTTCAGTGTCTGTCTGACGATATCTGGGAAAAGATTAAAGGCCCGTTCCAGTGCGGTCTTACGTGGGAAAAGATTAACCAGAGGAAGCCGATTAATATCAGTAAAATTCTGGCCTATACCTCATTGATGTCCTCAGCCACAAATGTCTGGGCTGATATCAGTATTGACGAGTGCATAGTTGTTCCTGACTTTAAAGGCGAAGTTACCGGAGTCGTCGACTTCATTGAGCGAGACTATACGATCACAAGAGGTGAGCGTACTGTCGAGATCAATCATATAGACGGCGCAGGTATCTACATTTCAGATAACTTATCAGACATTTCAAAAGGAATTCGCGTTAACAGGAACAAGATGGTGCGTGGTCCATATATTAAAGGACTCGTTTCTCCGTTCGAAGTTCTCAGATTCTGCAGGGAACACGGAGTAGAGCCTGTTATCGAAGACTGCTGGGGAAAGGTACACAATCTCATCGACGAAGGGATTAAAGTTATCTTCTCTGAGTCTCAGTTTAAGATGCATGCCTACTACGATTCCTGGGATGAGTATAAGAATGAGTTCAAGAAGAACGGCTGTCAGTTGAGAGACACAAACTATGAAGCTGACTATATCAAGGACTGTGAGATTAACTATCAGATGCTTCAGGCTCTGATTGAATTCACGGACGAAGAGATTCAGAAGTTCACAGCGAAGACGCATCAGAAGATAGAAGGAATCGCGAAGAACAAGGAGTCTATGCTTCGGGTTCTGAAGGCTGACGAAGACTCTGAGATCAACTACAGGAAAGCTTTGGCTCTGTACAACGAACTCCTCAGAGAGGGTTATGCCCGTGAGACTCTGAAGAACACGAAGAAGCGGTGGACTCTGGACGCAAAGTCTGGAAAGATCGTCTGTCAAAATAAGAGACTGTTCGTGATTCCTGATCTCTACGCAGCATGTGAGTTCTGGTTCCTGCGTGATCCACATCCGAAAGGTTTACTTCAGAATGGGGAAGTAGGATGCCTGGTCTACAGGAACAGAGAAAAGGTTGACTGTCTCAGATCACCCAGCCTGTACTTCGAGCACGCTGTCAGAAGAGTTTCGAAGGATCCAAAGGTGTATGACTGGTTCCAAACAAACGGAATATATACGAGCTGCCATGACCTGATCTCGCGTGTTCTTCAGTTCGACTGCGATGGTGACCAGCTCAACGTAGTCGGTGAGCCTGTGATTATCGAAGTCGCTGAAAGAACCAGAGATAAGTACAACGTCGTACCTCTGTTCTACGACGCGAATGCAGCTCCGGGTGAACTCGTCTCCAGAGAAACAATCTATGAAGGTATCCTCAGGGCTCATAACAACTCAGGTATCGGAGCGATCTCGAATAACCTCACGATCCTGTGGAATAAACCGAACCCTGACTTTATCGCCGCAGCTCTTCTGTGTTACTTCAATAACCAGATGATCGACGGTGCGAAGACTGGTGAGGTAAACAGTTATGAGTCCTATCCTGAACCCTGTAAGAGGATTAAGGCAGCGACTGGCGGCGGCAGAGGAAAGATGCC